AAAGGCTAAGAGGGGAAGTAAGAAAGTTGCATTACAAAAATACCGAAACATTAAAAACAAAGTTGATGCTAATATCCTTATTGAAAAATATAATAGAATTGTTGATAAGGCATCTAGTCCTGAGTTTATTCCGCATTTTTCAACCTACCTTGCACAAGAAAGATGGGAAGATGATGACACAGTTGTTAAGCTACCTGTAAAATCATCTGACGAATACTTTAGAGAAACTTACCCTGATAAAGTGCCGCAAGGTTTTAGAATGGTTGCTGAGACTTGGGCGGAGATAGAATATTCTGATGGAAAACAATACCTTAAGTTTAGTAAACGCAATGGCAATAAAATTAAATAGAAAAATAAGAACGAATACAGTACACTTTGTGTATGGAAGATTTAAAGAAAGAAGATCGCAGAAATATTAAGCCTAAGTTTATTGGTACTAAGGAAGAAAAAGCCAAAGGACAAGGCAAAGTCGTAATGATTAATATATCTGAGAGTTCATTGGATATATTGCGGTCTAAAAAAGTTGTAAATATACAACAATATTACACAGCGCTAAGAGTTCGCAGATTATGGGAGAAAAGTCGCATAGGTAGTTATACTTCTAACTTTAATAAAATAGGCGATATAACCGGTTGGAATGATATGGCAACTGATCGGATAGACGCTATATATAAATTATCACGCTTACATACTTGGTTAGGTGATAAATCATTTGGATTGGTGTATAATATTTGTGTAGAAGATTACACCATAAAAGAAACAGCTACCATTCATCAAGTAGACCGAGTGTATCTTGGTAAGAGATTTAGAGAAGCTATTGACGAAGCACAAAAGTTTTTTGACCAAAGTTGTTGACTTTTGTAAACAGTAAATGGTATAACTTAGTAGAATACCATTCGTGTATTTGTATATAAGTTAAATCATTGAAAAGAGGGAGTTTTTATGCCAAAAGGTAAAGGTACTTATGGATCTAAAGTAGGTAGACCAACAATGAAGAAAAAGAAAAAGAAAAAAAATAAATAAATGACTAAAAAGGTTGAATTGCCTGAATTTATAAGACTGTCGCATTATCGCATTACATTAGAACAAATACCAAGTGAAATATCAGAAGAATGTGCAGAACAACAAGGCTCGTTTCATTCTCGCAGTATGCGGATATACTTAGATAAAGATATTATAGAGCAAGGCGGTTCAATAGCTATAGACCTTGTAAAACACGAATTATTACACGCTATTTACTATGTAAGACAACTAGAGGGCAAGGGTGAAGAAGATGTTGTCAATAGTATGGCAACACACTATACTGAGATTGAAAAAAATAACCCTGATTATGTTAGATGGAAATTAAACAACTTAAACTTAAAGACTTAATACCTTACGCCAATAATCCTCGTAAGAAACAAGCGATTGATAAGGTAGCTTCAAGCATTAAAGAGTTTGGGTGGCAACAGCCAATAGTTGTGGACCAAGATATGGTGATAGTTGTAGGACACACACGCTATCAAGCCGCACAGAAGTTAGGCTTAGATAAAGTTCCTGTACAGATAGCAACAGGACTCACAGACGCACAGATTAAAGCATATCGTTTATTAGATAACAGAGCCAATCAAGACGCTTTATGGGATGATGATATGTTAAAGATAGAGGTGCAAGATATTGATAAAATGGATATAGACCTTGCATTAACAGGGTTTAATGAAAAAGAATTAGATGATCTACTTTTTGTAGAGCAAGACGGATTGACAGACGAAAATGCTGTACCTGAAAATGTAGAGCCTAAAGTTAAACTAGGTGAGTTATGGCAGTTAGGTGATCATAGGTTATTATGTGGTGATTCCACAAGTGAAGCTGATGTTGCTAAACTTATGGATAATCAGAAAGCTGATATGGTTTTTACTGATCCGCCTTATAATGTTGCATTTAATGGTAGAAGTGGCAAATTTGATGTTATAAAAAATGATAATTTAAAAACAGAAGAATTTAACAGCTTTATTGATAAGTTTTTAGATGTAATGTTAAAATCTAAAATTAATACATATTATATTTGTTGTAATTGGGCTTTTTATGGAATATTGCAAACAAAATTAAAACCTAAAGCCTGTATTGTATGGGCTAAAAATGTATTTGGTTTAGGTAGAGGTTATAGACATCAACACGAATTTATTTTATTTGACGGATTTATAGATGCATCAATTAAAAATGAATCAGATTTATGGCAAATTAAAAAAGATACCAAATACCAACATCCTACGCAAAAACCTGTAGAATTATCACAAAGAGCAATTAAAAACTCTACAAGGCAAGAAAATATAGTTATTGATTATTTTTCAGGTTCAGGATCGACACTTATTGCTTGTGAAAAAACCAAACGCAATTTTTACGGATTAGAATTAGACCCTAAGTATTGCGATGTAATTATAAAACGCTGGGAAGACTTTACAGGACAAACAGCAAAACTACTCGAAAGAGGTACTGATACAAACAGTTTGAAAGAGGAAGAACAATGGCAAGACCAAAAAAATATAAAATTGACACAGACGAAGTCACTAAATTAGCGTCATATCATTGCACAAACAAAGAAATAGCCGAGTTTTATGGCTGTAGTGCAGACCTAATAGAGAAGAGTTATTCGGTTTTTCTGACAAAAGGGAGATCAAAGGGAAAAATGCGTCTTAGACAGCTACAATGGCAGTCCGCTGAAAAAGGTAATGTTACAATGCAAATATTCTTAGGGAAGAATATGTTAGGTCAAATGGATAGTCCAAGTGAGTCTATGAACGATCAACCTTTACCATTTATTGATTAATGGAGTATCTATTAATACTATATTTAAGTATTGGTACTCTTGTTTACACAGTACCTATCGATAAAACTTGTAATGAGTTATACGAAGCTATGGAGATTAAAAATATAATACAGTATGTAAATATTTATGACGATAGCGGAAAAATGACTGGAAAAGTTACTAAACATAATGATTATTATGTACACGCTTGGGGTTGCCAAGTAAACACTAATTGAATGACAATATGGCAAAATATCAAGGCAGAACAGTTAAACTAAACAAACCTAGTCGTGGTGATGTTAAAAAGTTTAAAGTGTTTGTAAAAGATCGATCAACTGGTAATGTAAAGAAAGTTAATTTTGGATCTAAGGAAATGAGCATTAAGAAGAACATACCTGCTAGAAAAAGATCATTTGACGCTAGAATGGGTGGTGTGCTAAAAAGAGTTAAGGGTCAAAAGAATTTAAGTGCCGCTTACTGGAGTTTACAGGCTTGGAAAAAAGGTTTTAAAGTATGAATGACGAATTAAATAAATTCTTAAATCAATCAATAAACACCTTAAAAGATAATGAGGAAAAAGAATACATATTCAATAGTAATTACGCAGGTAGAAAAATTAATATAAGAATAAAAATAGATGCCCTTAACAAGTCCACAGAAACAAGTAGTCGAGTCGAAAGCTAGATTTAAAGTATTAGTTACAGGGCGTAGATTTGGTAAGACCCACTTAGCGATACGAGAGTTAATTAAAAACGCTTCATTGCCTAATAAAATGGTGTGGTTTGTATGCCCTAGTTATAGACAGGCTAAACAAGTATGTTGGTCAGGCTTAAAAGAACGCTTAAAAGATTTAAAGTGGATTAAAAAAACTAATGAAAGCGATTTATCTATTACATTGGTAAATGGCTCGGTCATAGCGTTAAGAGGTGCAGATAGGTCTTATGATAGTTTGCGTGGCGTAGGACTAGATTATTTAGTGATGGACGAATTTGCTGATATATCTAGTGAGGCTTGGTTTGAAGTATTAAGAGCAACTCTTTCAGATCGTAAAGGTGGTGCTATGTTTACAGGCACACCAAGAGGCTATGGTAATTGGGCATATGATTTATTCTGTAAAGGTTTAGAGGATAAAGATTGGAAGAGCTTTCAGTTTACAACCTTAGATGGCGGACAGGTAGACAATGACGAAGTAGAAGCCGCAAAGAACGATTTAGATGAAAGAACCTTTAGACAGGAATACTTAGCAACCTTTGAAACATATTCAGGTGCTATCTATTATAACTTTGAACGAGAGCAGAATGTTAAGACTGTAAAGGACAACAACACGACATTGCATATCGGTATGGATTTTAACATTGATCCAATGAGTGCCGCAGTGTTTCAGATAGAAAATAATGTTATCAATTTTATTGATGAAGTAATAATATACTCATCTAACACAGAAGAATTAGTTAAGGAAATACAACAAAGATACCCTGAACGGAAGATCATTGTATATCCTGATCCTGCTTGTAGACAACGCAAGACCTCAGCAGGTGGCAGAACTGATTTAACGATATTACAGAACGCAGGACTAACAGTAAGAGTTAAGAACGCACACCCTCAGATTAGAGACAGAATAAATGCTGTCAATTCGAGGCTAAAGAATACAAACGAGCAAAGAATGATGTTTATAAACCCCAAATGTAAAAACATTATCAGAGGCTTGGAGAGACACCTTTACAAAGAGGGAACTACGCAACCTGACAAGGATAGCGGTTTTGACCATATGAATGACGCATTAGGCTATGCGGTTGATTATCTGTTCCCTATAAGGAAAAATTATAACAAAGAATTACCTAC